TACAGCTCGTCGAGGTCGTCGTCGTTGATGCTGCTCGCGGTGTGCCGCTTGCTCATGCGGTGCTGTCCTTCCTGGTGCAGGTGGCCGGGTCGTGCTGGGCGCCGGCGGTTGCCCACCAGACCTCGCAGCAGGCGGAGGCCAGGGCGGCGGCGACGGCGAGTTCGGCGCCCGGGGTGCGGCGCGGGAGCTTCGAGGGGTGGGCACGGTCGACAGTGCTGATCGCGTCCTCGACGAGGGCCCGCGCGCTCGTCACGGTGTCCGCGTTCGCGACCTCGCGGACGAGCGCGACCATGGGGACGAGGGAGCAGGCGGCCAAAGCGGGAACGGCCCAGGCGGCGCCGTAGAGGGCTTGCTGAATGGTGGCGTAGGCGAGGAACAGGGCGGCGACGATGTGCATCGCGCACACGATGCGGGCGGTTCGAGTCATGGGTCCCTCCGTGGTGTGATGGGTGGAGGGCCGGGCCTGATAGCGACAGGCCCGGCCTGCTAGGCGGCGGCGAGGACGGCGGGGGCAGCCACCGGGATACCGGTGGCGGCAGACAGGACGTGCGCGGCGAGCCGCGGCGGGACCGCGTTGGCGATCTGCAAGAAGCGGCGCGACTCGCTCCCGTGGAACGGGTAGTCGGCGCGGAAGCTCTGGAGGATCGCGGCCTCGGCGAGCAGGAGCGGGCGCTTCTCAAGGTCGTCGTGGCCGTCGACCTTGACCCACACGTAGTCGTGGCGGGAGTGGCCAGCGACGAGGGTTCCGGCGGGCTGGTCCAGGCGGCGCACGGTGGCGTTCGACCGCTTGCCCTGCCGCAGGACCCACCAGGAGCGGGCCTTCTCCGTCAGCGTGCGAGCAGGCTCGTCACACGGCCACTCGTTGCCACCGGACGTCTTGCGTTCGCCGCGGGTGCGGACCCACAGGCCGGGCTCCAGGCCGAGCGTGTCGGCCATGGTCACCCACGGCAGACGCGACTCACCGAACAGATCCACCTCGGTGTGCTCGCCGTGCGTCGGTGCCGGCGCAGTCACCGACCGGACCCGGGAGGCGATCAAGATGGCGCGCCTGCGTGTCTGCGGCACCCCCCAGTCCGCGGCGTTCAGCACGCCGGTCCAGGTGCTGTATCCCCATCCGTGCAGCACCCCGGCGTACTGCTTCCACAGCGGCAGCACTCCGGGCACCTGCTCCAGGCACACCCATTCGGGGCGCAGGTCGTACAGCCACCGCATGGGCTCCGCGGCGAGGATGGACTTCTTGTCCTTGCAGGAGGTCGCGAGACCGGCGCGTGTGTCTCGCCCGTGGGCGAGGTCGTGCACGGCTTGGTGGACGTGTGGCAGGTCGGTGACGCCCTTCTGCTTTCCGGCTTGCGAGTAGGGCGTGCACACCGGCGAGCCGATCACCTTGACGCGCGGGCTGGCGAAGGGAGCGGTCGGGTACTGCGTGACGTCGCACTGGATCGTCGCGTGCCCGGCGGTGTGCGACGTGCGGGCCGCGTCGCCATCGATCTCCAGGCCGACGTCAGCGAGGCCGAGTTGGGCGAGCCCCTCGGTCCAGCCGCGGGGGCCGGCGAACAGGTCCACGATCATGGGTTTCCTCCGTGGTGTGGGTGGAGGGCCGGGCCTGATAGCGACAGGCCCGACCGGCTACGCGGCGGTGGCGAGCAGGGAGTCGAGGACCGACGTCACGTGCTCGGTGTCGATCAGGTCGGCGATCTCGCCAGCGGTGGCCTGCCGGGGGACGGTGATCCCGCGGCGGCGGCACAGGCCGAGCTGCTTGGGGCTGGGCTTGCCCGAGCGCCAGCGGGCCCGGCGGTCGACGAACGCGCCCGGGGTCAGGACGCGGGCCTGCTGCTCCAGCCACGCCAGCGCCTCGCCGAGCGGCCGGGCGGTGTCCTCGCGCGGCGGCTGCACTCCGGCGTCCGCCGTCCAGCGCCGCATCCGGTAGAGACGTGAGCCCGAGTCCCGGACCAGGAAGAGCACCATCGAGTTCGAGACGCGGATGAACCAGGTACCGGCGGGCGTCCGCAGCCAGCGGATCGACGAGCCGCCGAACAGGTTGATCTCCTCGGCCGTAACCTGGGCGACCAGCGTCCGGCGCTGCTCCGTGGAGGCGTGCTCCTCGGCGACCTGCCGCAGGCTCTTGCCCTCCTCGGCCTGGCCGATCTCCCGCTCGGTGAGGTCGACCATGCTGGCGAGCTTGTGGCGGGATGCCGCGCCCATGACGTCGAGCAGCAGCGCGTCCTTCTTGCCGGGCGCCAGGCGCAGCCCGCGGCCGACCATCTGCACGTACAGGCCAGGGCTCTTGGTGGGACGGGCGACGACGATGCACGCCGTGTGCGGGGCGTCGAACCCCTCCGTCAGAACCATGCAGTTGGTGAGCACCTGGACGTCACCGGCCACGTATCGGGCGAGGGTGGCGCGGCGTTCGTCGCGGCCCATGTCGCCCCACACCGGGGCCGCGCTGATGCCGACCGCCGTCAGGGCGGCCGCCGCCTGCTGCGCGGTCGCCACGGTCGGCGTGAAGACCACGCCCGCCCGGTCGGCCGCGTGATCGACGTACGCCTTCGCGATGGCGTCCAGAGCGCCCGACTCTTCGAGGGCCTTGCCGAGCTGGCCGTCGACTAGGTCGCCGCCGCGGGTGCGCACCTTGTTGAGGTCGAGGGTGTCGACCGTGATGGCCTTGCCGCGGACGTCGCAGAGGTAGCCGTCGCTGATCATGTCGAGGATGTCGAGGCGGAAGACCACGTCCTGCCAGACCTCGGCGAGGCCGCCGTCCGTGCGCGTCATCGTCGCCGTGAAGCCGGCCACCGGCACGCCGTCCCAGGCGCCGAAGTGGCGGAGCACCTCCATATAGGTCGGGGCCGCGGCGTGGTGGCACTCGTCGACGATGATCAGGCCGATGTCGCGGATGGCCTCGCGGCGCCGGGCAACGGCCAAGGTCTGGACGCTGGCCACGATCACGTCGGCGTCCTGGTGGTCGTCGCGCTGCGCCTTGACGATGCCGACGCGCAGCATCGGGTCGACGGCGAGGAGCTTGGAAGCGGCCTGCTCGATCAGCTCCTCTCGGTGGGCGATGACCAGGGCTCGGCGTCCGCCGAGGCTGTCGAGCATCTGGTGCGCCAGGTGGGAGAACACCACGGTCTTGCCGGCGCCGGTGGGCAGGACGACGGCCAGACGGTTGCGGCCGTCGGCCCATCCCTTGCGCAGGGCGGTGATGGCGTCGAGTTGGTAGGGGCGGGGGGTGAAGGACATGGGTCACCTCGTTCCGGTGGAAGGGAGAGAGGGGCGGTACGCGCTGCGTACCGGCTGCGTACCGGCTGCGTACCGGGGTGAAAGCGGGGTTGACCTGCTGTTATGTCTCTCTAGAGAGCTAGTGGTACGCAGGTACGCAGAAACACACAGGGGTCTATGTGTGCGCGCTCGCACGCACACGCGCGCACACACGCACACGCCGGAGGGGTGCCATTTCCTGGCGGCTGCGTACCACCCTGAGAACGGGTCTCGGGATACCGCTGACCTGCGGCGATGGGGTCCGGCGGGTGGTACGCAGATCGTGCGTACCACCGTCGTCGCGGCGCTCATGCCGCCTCGTCCTCGTCGCCGAAGCCGATGCCTTCGGGCGTGAAAGCGAGGCACTTCGCGCGGGCGCCGTCGAACCGGCGCGGCACGAGGTGCGCGGGCCGCTGGCTCTTCAGCGTCTTCAGGTACTCGGCATCGACCCAACTGCCGACTACGGCGTCGAGGGAGTAGCCCGCATCCGCGAGGATCTTGCGGACCCGCTCGGGCAGGAGTGCTACCTCGGCGACGCCGTCCTTGGTCGACAGCACGCCGAGCCATCCCGAGTACGGCGGCTTGTCGTGCATGGCCGCCTTGGTCGCTGTGAACAGCTCGTGTGCGTGGCCCGCGACGTACTCGCGGAGGACGTCCAGGGCCATGTCGGGCCGGTTGTCGGTCGGGTTGTGAGCGGTGAACAGTGAGCGCCACACGTCGTTCGGGAGAGGCTCGTACGGCAGCAGCCCGATGTGACACGCCAGCGCCTCGGCGAAGGCGAGGACGGCCACCATCGGTGCGCGCCGGTTGGTCATGTCGCCGCCGCCGCGGAACTCGTCCACGAGGGCGCGGTGCTTCTCCTTCAGCCCCTCGCGGCCGTTCGGCTTGGCGAGGCCGCTGAGGATGTACTGCACGAACTCGGGGCCGGCGTGCCCGTGGTGGGTGAGGACGCCCTCGCGGGCGGCCGCCGCCGTCGGGCCGCCCCCCTCGCCGAAGGGGGCGATCGTCGTTCCGAGGATGCGGGCCGCCGCGCCCTGGCTGGTCGTGAAGGACAGCGCCGGCCGCTCGCCGGACGACAGGAGGATGGTCTCCCAGGGCAGCATGTTGCCGAACGCCCCACCCGACCGGGCTTTGCCGTGGTTCATCGGGAGCTGGTAGAGCACCTCGTCGATGAGCGTGTCGTCGGTGACGGCCATCGTCTCGTCGAAGACGGTGACGATCCCGCGCACGAGGTTCAGCCGCTTCTCGATGGCGTACAACGTGGTCCGCCAGTTGCTCATTGCGGAGGCGTGTTCCGAGGGGTCGGCCCACACGCTGAGCGCGACCTGGAGCGCGGTGGTCTTGCCCTTGGTGGAGCGGCTGGAGATGTCCAGCGTGAAGGAGTTCAGGCCGAGCGGCTTGAGCAGTGGGGCCGCGAGCGCGGCGGCCACGGCGACGCGCGGCACCGGGTAGTCGGCCAGGCGGCCGACGGTCTCCTGCCAGCCCTCCAGCGTCCCTTTCCTGGCGTGCGCTCGGGCCGGGCCGCGCTGCTCCTCGAACGGCGTGTCGACCTTGATGCCGTCCTCGGGGGAGGACACGAACGTTCCGTCGTCCTGCCAGCCCAACCATCGAGCCAACTGCTCGGACGGGATGCGCCCGACGTTGCCCGCCTCGAACTCGGCCAGCCACTTCTCGACAGCCCGCGCGTCACCCTCGACGGCGGGCAGGCCCGCGCTGCCCAGCGTCTCGATCAACTTCCGACCGCGCTTCGCCGTCTCGCGGCTGACGATCCGGGAGATCCTGCGCGGGCGGCCGAGGCTCCGGTCGATCCACGACAGCTCCACGTACTGGTCGCCCTCGGGATCCTCGAACGTGGCGGTGATGACCAGGGGCGCGAAGGTCACGCGCAGCCAGTTCTCGCCGCTGGTGCTCAGCACCTCCACGCCGCGGCCTGTGACCCGGTAGTCGTACGGCGTACGGACCGTGGCCGGGAGGCCGAACGTGTCGGCGTAGTCGAACCCCTCGGAGTCTCGAGCGGTGACGTCCTGCTGCGCCTGCTCGTCGGCCCTGGCGTGCTCGTCCCCGGCGGCGGCCGCAGCCTCCGGAGCAGGGCTCGCGGGCGCGGCGGCCTGAGCCGGCGCGGCAGCGGGTGCACCGACCGGGGCGAGGTGGCGACTCCCGTAGCCCTGCCGCGCCAGCTCACGCGCGGCGGCCTTGTGGTCGCCACCGTGGGCGAGCAGGGCGTACGCGCCGAACTTCGAGTAGGGGACCTCGCTCTGGAACTCGGAGCCGGTGGCGAAGACGTACAGCCGGTCGCGGTCGTCCTTGCCTGTCGTCGCCTTCACGCCGCCGACGCCGTCCGCCCACCCCCAGTAGGTCTCGCTGCCACGGGTGTTCAGCGGGCGGAAGACGCCCCGGAGGATGTCCGCCCAGTCGGCGCGCGCCTCGAAGTCGTCGCCAGGTCGCAGGCTCCCGTCGGACCGGGGCGGCGCGGGGCGCGGTGCGGTCTTCGGCGCCTCGGGCTGGGGGAGTTGATCGACCATGTGACAGATGTCGCGGATGGCGCCGACGGTCTCGGCGTCGATGGTCGGGATGGTGTCGGGACCGCCGACGAGAAGGACGTACGGGCGCCCGGTCTCGTGGACTGTTCCGCCGGACGGCTCGACCAGGCCGTAGCCGCCCTCGCCGCGGGTCTCGATCAGGACGCGGACGATGCGTGCGTTCGGCTTCTCGCGGAGCCGCTGCCGCTCGTCCTCGGTGTACTCGTCCTCGCGAGCGAGGCGGCTGGCCAACTTCGTGTTGCCCGGAACACCGCCGCCTTCGACGCGGACGCGGTAGTGCCGGCCGCCGCGCGGGGATTCGGTCACCCAGCCGCTGCGGATCGCGGCCCACGCCTCGCTGATCCGAGGTCCGGACGCCTCCATGATTTCGGTGACTTCGTCGAGCAGCCCCTCGCGGATGGCGAGGCCCTCGAACTCGATCAGCTCGACGTTGCCGGACACGGCGCCGTAGACGACGGCGATACCGCGGGGCCGGTCCCCGCCGAACCATCCGTCGTGCTGCTCGGGCGTGGTGCGGGTGACCTTGTATTCGAGCCAGGACACGGCGGGCTTCTTGGTGCCGTCGGCCTTGATGGGCAGGACGCACAGGCCCGCGTCGTGCAGGGCGCGGGCTGCTGCCCGGAGGTCTGGAGTCTGCGTGTCGGTCACCGGTGCTCCCCGTGGTACTGGCTCAGGTGACGGGTCTTGATCCCGTCGATGAACGCCCTGATGGCGGAGGGCTTGATCGGTTCTTCGCGGGGCTTCTGGCACCCCGGGCGGTAGCACTCGTAGTGAGCGCGGTGGTTCTGCGCGTTGATGACCAGCAGGCCCGCGATCTGCTGGGCCGAGGCCGTGCGGCCCGGGGTGTCCCGGGCGCGCACGGCGGTGCCGGTCAACGGGCCCCCGAGACGCGCGCGTTCCAGGCTTCGAGCGTCTCGGTGTGGCCGGCCGCCACGGACTCCTGGAAGTCGCGGGCGAGCCTCAGCTCTTCGTCGCGGCGGGCGATCTCTTCGCGGAGCTGGAACAGCGTGGTCGTGGGGTGCTGGCCCTGCGGGACGATCGCCATGCCGGTGCCCTCTGCGGTCCAGATGACGGCGGCCTTGGGGAGCTGCTCCTCGTCGGTGGCTCTCGACTCGTGCAGGGTGATGTGGTGCTGGGCGGCGACCTGGCGGAGGGACTCGCGGGCCAGGAAGGACGCCACCCACGCGTAGATCGTGTCCGGGGCACCGGTGATCCTGATCAGTTCGCCGATGGCGTCGAGGCACTCGGCGACGTCGGGCTCGGCGAGCAGCTTGCTCGCCTCGATGGCGGCCAGGGCGCGGGCGACGTCGGGCGTGGTGGACGGCGTGGCTGCCGTGGGAAGCTCTCGCATTGAGCGGACCCCGTTCTCTACTTGCTGGCGCTTGTGGGTGCGGACTGCTCTGCTGACGGCGCCTCCGGCTGGACCCCGGGGGCGCTGTCGTCTTCGGTGGCTGATGCCGACTGGACCTCGGCGTCAGCGGTCTCGGGCAGGCCGAGGTAGCGGAGGAGATCGGCTCGGCGGACGCGGAGGGCGCGGCCGAGCGGGATTACCTCGATGGGGAACTCGGCGTCCCGGACGAGCTGGTAGCCGAGGGTGGGCCCGATGTTCAGTGCGGCGAACGCCTGCTTCACGGACGGCATCGCGGGCAGGGCGTAGACCTGCGCGGGGGAGTACGCGACGGTCGTCATGCGCCGGCCCGAGTCTGTGCGGGAACGAACGTCCGGCCTGTCCGTTCCATCTCGACCCACAGGACCAGGAGTCCGACGCCCAGGGCGGCGGCGATGGCCTTGGCCTTGGGCTCCGGGACGATGCGCTGCGTCCCGGCCATCAGGGCGCCGATCGTGCCGTGTGCCACGCCAGCCTTCGCGGCGAGTTCGCGGCTGGTGATGGCCTCGCCGGTGTCAATCCGTTCCATGAGCATCTTGAGTCGGTCGCTGCTGGCGACCGCGTACATCGTCGTGGCTTCTTCGCTCACGTTCACTCCACGGGATAGGCCGTTCATTTTTCTGAACGGCGTGAGAGTGAGCATTCCACTACCTGAACAGATTGTCTAGCTTTCTGAATGGCGGGTCGTGAGTCGTTACCAGCCATTGACACGCGGTCGTCTGGCGCGCACGTGCAGATTGCTGAACACTTCAGTCAGCGATCGTGATGAACGGCATCGGTGACCTGCTCGTACGTATCTGTGAACCGTGCAAGCCCTGAACGACGCACCCCCACCTCAGTGCTCAGGAGTGGCAGGATGACCCCCATGACAGACCGGGACGAGGCGACGCAGAACCCTGAACGGCGGACCGCTTTTGCGGACTTGATCCGTCGGCGTCGCAGCGAGCTGAATCTCAGCTTGGATGCGTTCGCGGCGAGGGCTGTGGATCCCGCAACCGGGACGGTCGTCAAGCGCGGCTGGATCTTCCGGCTGGAGACGGGCGAGCCGGTCAAGTCGCCTGAGTATGAAGAGCTTTGCGCCCTTGCCGTTGCTGCCGACTTGCCAGTGGAGGCGCTCCAGGATGCGGCCGGCAGTCAATTCCACGGCAGGGATCCGCTGCGCTCCGGGACCGGGTCGGCGGTGAGCGTCGCCTACGTGCGCAAGCTCGACAGGCTTCCCGAGGAGCAGCGGGCCAAGCTGCTCGCTTTCATCGACAGCATCGTTCCGCCGGAAGAGGAGTAGACCGGCCGAATCGGGCATTCCCCTTCGCATTACTATGAGTAATGAAGGCGTGCAGGGAGTATCCAACTGAGGTTGGTGGTGCGATCATGTTCGGACCCTTGCCGTTAAGGGGATGCAGGTCGAGAGCGAAAGTCGAACGCGCATGCGATAGATGGGGGAGGTTGTATGACGTCACCCAGGGCGCGAGCCTGGTACGTCTTCAGCGACGCCCTACCGGATGGAGAACTTGTGATGCCGATCGTTACGCCGCACGGGACCGCCATCGCCGTGCGGCCCGGGCACATGACGGATGAGCTGATGGCCGAGCTGAACCAGTCGGCGGAGCACCTGATCAGCATTGGAATCTGGCAGCCTGGTGCGGGGAGCGGCGAGCCGCCCCGGGAGGAGTAACACCATGCCGTCTGCGCGCAGGGCCGGAAGCATCAGGAAGCGGTGCGAGTGCCGCGGAGCAGGCGGAAAGCTGCTGGGCAAGTCGTGCCCCCAGCTCAGCAAGAAGAGCCACGGATCCCTATCTCTGCGCCAGGAGCTGCCGCCCGACGCAGACGGAAAGCGCCGCACCTTCCGGCGCACCGGATACGGCAGCGTGAAGGACGCCTCGGCCGACCTCTCCCGGCTACAGGCGATCCTCGATCTTCCCGGCGACGATGCTGACGAGCAGCGCCGGGTGGGTGATCTGCTGGCCGATGTCATGGCGCGACGAGCCGACATCCCAGCGCCCGCCGAGGTGCAGCGCAGGCTCGGCGTCGGCGTCCCCCTTGACGGCAAGACGACCGTCGGCGAGTGGCTCGACCGGTGGATGTCGAACAAGAAGACGCGCCCCACTACGAACAACGGCTACGCCTCCCACATCCGCGTGCACCTCAAGCCGGGCATCGGGCACTACCGCCTCGACCGCCTGACCGTCGGCCACGTGCAGGACATGTTCAACGCCATCGACGACCGCAACGACGTCGTTCGCGCAGAGAACGCAGCACGTCGTGAGCAGGTCGCTCGGTGCAAGCGCGGGAAGCCCGGAGCGCCAAAGGCATCGGAGCGTGCCCAGCTCGACCGTGAGCGCGAGACCTTGGCAGCCATGCCTCCGTTCCGGCGGATCACGGGACCGGCAACCAAGCAGGCCATCAGGCGCACGCTGCGGACCGCGCTCAACAAGGCGATCGGCGAGCAACTGATCACGTTCAATCCCGCCTCGCACGTCGAGCTGGCGCCGGCCGCGCGCCCCAAGGGCCTGCTGTGGACGGACGAGCGGGTGGCCCGCTGGCGTGAGACGGGCGAGAAGCCGAGCCCGGTCATGGTGTGGACGCCCGCCCAGCTCGGCGAGTTCCTCGACGCCGCCGAGGGCGACCGCCTGTACGCCTTCTTCCACCTGATCGCCCATCACGGACTCCGTCGGGGTGAGGGTGTCGGCCAGGATTGGGAACACTTCAGCCCGGCGTCGCGCACGATCCAGGTGGCCACCGAGATCGTTGTCGACGGCTGGACGCCCATCGAGACCGTCCCCAAGACCGACGGCTCGGCGGCCTCCGTGAAGCTGGACCTCGGGACGGTCCGGGTCCTCGAAGAACACCGAGCCCGCCAGGCACAGGAGCGGGAGGCGTGGAACGCACGGGCCGCCGAGGAGCGGGCTGCGGGCAAGGACACGGCGGACTGGTCGGACACCGGGAAGATGTTCACCGCCGCCGATGGTTCCTGGCTCCATCCCGACGTCGTCAGTACGGCGTTCCGGCGGATCGCGGACGGGGCCGGCCTGCCGCCCATCAACCTTCGGGACCTACGCCACGGGGCCGCGGCTCTGGTGAAGGCCGGTGGCGGTGAACTGCACGACGCCAAGGTGAAGCTGCGGCACTCGACGATCGTGCTCACCAGCGATACGTACATGGCCCTGTTCGAGGAGTACGAGGACGAGCTGACGGAGAAGGCGGCAGCGGCCGTGCCGCGCGCTCGGCGGGGAATGAGCGAGGCCCCGCCCTCGGTCGCTGTACCGGTGGCGGGGCCTGCCGCGTCGCAGCCAGCGAGCGCGGATGTGGATGCCGACCACGGTACGCGCGACCGCTGACAACGGACAGGCCTCTGCGTAGAATTGACGCACAGGCAAAGGGCCTCTGACCTGCGGGTCGGAGGCCCTTACTGCTGGCCCCGTGCTGGCCCGAAGGCCGCGCAACAGCGCGATACGAGACGACACGAGACGGCACGACGCGGCCACGATGAACGGACGCTAAACGCCTCTGACCAGCATGGGGCGGCGTGGTGCGACTCTCGGCAACTCGACGCGATACAGGGCGGTATGAGCGAGCCGCAGACTTTTAATCCATTGGTTGTGGGTTCGAGTCCCACAGGGTCTACGGAAGAGCCCCCAGCTCAGAGGCGATCTGAGCTGGGGGCTCGGTCGTTTTCGTGCCGTCTCATGTCGCCCTGCTGGCCCGCTGCTGGCCCGAAAGGCCGGCGGACATGAGCGAGGGCGGCCACCCGATGGGTGACCGCCCCGCCCTACCTCGGTGCCCTCTCCGGAGCTTGGCCCCAGCACCTCGGCAGGTCTGTGTATACAGCAATGATCACGTAATGCCTAATACTTTAGGCAGACATCTTGATCTTGATGTCCGACGGTGGCACGGTGCGAGACCTCCCCGACGACGCCGATGTCCGGCTGGCTGCCCGGCGCCGCGCCATCGGCGACCGCATCCGCGACGTGCGGTTACAGCGCAACCGCACGCAAGAGGAGCTGTACCTCGCCGCCGGGATCGCCCGATACACGCTCCAGCGCGCGGAGGCTGGGGCCGACGTCCAGGTCTCGACGCTCCAGCGCATCGCCATGGCGCTCGACATCACGCTCGCTGAGCTCGTCGGGTAGCGCGCGTCCGCATCGGTCCGTGGCAGGCGCAGCCGCACCGGTACGTCATGAGCGGCGCCTCCCAATCGGGAGCTCCCGGCCGGCGGACATCGCCAGGTCCCGGACACGCGCCGTGCTCGTCGATGCCGCACTCGGGTGACTTCTCTGCGGTGGCCGTCATGACCGGTCGATGAGGGGGGCGAGGCGGCGCTGCTCACGACAAGGGGCGCACGCGTACCGGACGCGGGGCGGCCCGGAGTTCCGCTCGACAGCTTCCACTAGGACGGCGGTTTCTGAGGGGCCCTCGTGCCAGTCGCACCACTGGGCTGTGCGGGCGGTCGGGGCGTGCGTAGGCTCTGCCATGTCGACTCCTGCAAGTCGTCCAAGCCCCGGGCCGGTGACACGGCCGCGGGGGTTTTCCCTGAGCTGACCTTACCGCGCCTTACCGCACTATGCCGAGGCGTAGCGCGGTCGCGCGGCATGGTGCGGGAACCTACGGTCCGACGCATGAGCAGTGAGGATCTTGACCGGACCCGGGCTGTGTGGCGGCAGGTCGCGCAGATCGTCATCGCCCGCATCAAGGACGGGACCTACCCGCCTGGGGCCCGCGTCCCCTCCACGCTGGAACTCGCCACCGAGATGGGCGTCGCGTCCTCGACGAGCCAGAAGGCCCTGGCCTTCCTGCGGGCCGAAGGATGGCTACGTGGTGAGACAGGCATCGGAACGTTCGTCGCCGACCACCCGCCAGCCGACTGACCCCGGGCATGACGAAAGCGGCCCCGCCCTCCCACGTGGGGAAGGCGGGGCCGCGACGGGTCTACTGCTGCCAGGGTGTCAGGTCGAGCTGCTCGGGCGGCGCGGGCGCCGGTCCGGCCGGGGTGTCGGGGCCGACCAGCTTGGCCCAGCGCCAGATCTCGATGACGTAGGAGGTGAGCAGCTTCCGCTGCTTGCGTTCCGCGTCGAGATCCGTCCGGAGCTCGGCCGCGATCGTGCTGAAGTCTGAGCGCCGGTTGGTCGCCCTCGACTGTCCCCACGACAACAGGCCTACGACCAGGGCGACGGCGCCCCCGACCATTGCGCCCACGTCCATCAGCGCCTCGCCTTTCTCAGGTACGGCGGGGGTGGGTCGTCCATGCCGGACACCAGCACCACGCCGATGGTGAACGCCCCCCACCCGCACGCGGACCCCACGGCCGGCGGGAACGTGCTCGCTGCGGCAGCGGAGAACACCCCGGCCCACAAGCCGCCCGGCGCTGCGAGGGCCACGAAGCCGGCCGCCTGTACGCGCGGCCACTCGACGAGCAGCCCGGCCGCCGCGGCGACGAGCCCGCAGCCCACCCACATCCAGCCGAGGGTGTCGAGTCCGCCAGGCACGTGCCGGGTCAGTTCGGCCAGCCCGCGGGCTGTGCCGTACCGGGGCTGGCCGATGATGCCGAGTCCTCCGTATCCAGCCCAGCCGAGGCCGAGGACGACGAGGAAGGCGCGGCGGTGGGAGAACCGTCGCGCCGCCGCGCCCCACATCAGGCGTCGGTCTTCGGTCGGTTGGGCACCGCCCAGGTGATGCCCCAGGCGGCGAGGATGGCGAGCGCGATGGTTACGCCCTCCCCGGTGGTGAGTGCGCCGTCCTGCACGGCGGTGGCGGCGACGGATGCGCCGGCGGCGAGCCCGGCCACGATGGACTTGGCGATGCTGGAGATTTTCACGGTGATCCTCACTTCGTCTCAAGCGCGGTGACGCGCTTCTCCAGGGCGGTGAGCCGCTCCTCGGTGGTGGGCTGCGGCTTCGGCGCCGGGCCCGGGAGCGGGGCGGGGAGTGTGGTCGGCTTCGACCAGGAGGCGGGGTGCTTGAGTCGCTCGCCGACGTCGAGCCGGAGCTGGGCCATGCTGAAGGCGAACCGGCCGCGGGTGCCGTAGCCCTCGACCGGGCCAGCCGGGTCGATCTTCCCCTCGACGCTGGTCTCCAGGTGCCCGGCGACGGAGCCCGAGCCCCATCCGTGGTGACGGCAGATCGCCGCGTTCCAGCGGACCCACGCGTCGTACTGCGCCCGCGTGTACACGTCGCGGCCGTTGCCGAGGTTCTCCGTCTCGATGCCGTACAACGCGTCGTTGCCGTCGACGGTCGAGGACTTGTCCTGCTTGGGCAGCGGCTTCTCGGCGGTGATCGCGGCCATCACGTTCGCGGCCGCGAGCCCCGCGTGGTTGGCGCGGTGGCAGGAGACCAGGACGGCGATGCCCGACTTGGGCAGGAACGTGTGGCACAGCGGCGGGGGCAGGCTCGGTGCCCCGCCGGTGGTCACGGCCCGGAGCGAATCGGACCCGGCGGTGTGGTGGTTGAGGACGCCGTGGACCGGGCCGAAAGCCTTGCCGGTCGCGGCGTCGCGGCCGCGGGTGGTCCAGCCGTCGAACTCGGTGTACCTCACACCCTCGTCCTTGAGCGCTGCCCGCCATTCGGCAGGGGTCATCGGTGTGGCCATGCAGGTCTCCAGACGCGAAGAAGCCCCGGGCCGGTCGGCGCGGGGCGGGCGGCGTGGGGGATGGTCAGAGGGCAGGCGTGTACCGGCGGACGGTGAGCTGTCCGTAGTCCCGGTCGACAGTGATCGACTGGCCGTCGGCGGCGGTGGACATGGCGTCGCCCCGGAGGACGATCACCATGCGGTGCCCGGCAGGCCAGCCGTCGGGCACGACGTACACGGTGTCGGTGAGCAGCGGCATGTGATGCCGGTCCCTGGTGACGTTGTCGCCGCACCAGGAGCTGATCCGCGTCCACGAGCCGGCGCTTCCCTGCCCGCTGTCCGCGTCGTACATCCACAGGTGGTAGCCGACCCCGACCGTGTAGCCCGGCGCAGTGTCGTTGGTGACACGGGCCCTGGCGCTGACGTCCAGGACGTCACCCGCCACGACAGGGACGACGACCCGCAGGAGCGTCCGGTAGCCGAGTCCAGAAGACAGGCCGATCGGCAGCGAACTGGCAGGAACCTCGTCGGTCGCGTACAGCCCGGCCAGGGTGCAGCCTTCAAGAGACGTGATCACAATGCTCCTTACGACGCGGCCTCGTAGGTGATGGACCCGCGCAGGATGTGTCCTGCGGCCAGCGTGGCGGGCGTGGTCGGTGTCATGTTCGACGCGCTCGCCGGGGTGGCTGACGTCGGGAATGTCGCGTTCACCACGGACTGGCCCGCCCCCAGGGTGAGCTGCCCGATGTATGTGGACCCGGCGGTCGCGCGGGCGCCACCGATGGTGTCCACGCCAGCGTTGGCCGCAGCCGCCGGCAGGCTGAAGGAGTAGGTGCCCGACCCATAGGTCGTGAGGCTGCCAGCGGTGAGGGTGAACCCGGCGAGGACCGTGCGGCCGATCTTCAAGTACCGGCCGAGGAACGTTCCGTTGTTCAGGACCGGGTTGGTTGTGGCTGCTGTCCACGCTGGGGTGTACGCCGTCCACGCCCCGAAGATCGCGTTGAGCTGATCGCGGATCTCTTGGTTCAGGAGCGCGGCGGTGACGACCTCGCCGACCACCCAGGTGCGCGGGGCGAACGTCACTGCGCCTCCTCGATCACTCGCGAGAGCGAGGGTCGGCGGGCGCCGGCCAGCAGCCCGGCGGCAGCCGCGGCATCGGCGACCATGCCGTCCAGGACCGGATCCTCAGATGGCGGCGGAGGCCGGTCCCAGCTCGGGTCGTCGGCGTGCCACCAGTTCCGCTCGGTCGGCAGAAGGTCTGCGACAGACGCCTCGACTGCGGCGACGTCCTCGGGGAAGACGAGCCGGATCCAGCCGAGCCCGCACTCGGTGCACGCCATCCGCGGATCGGCCGGTGTCACCACCTGCGCCGACCCGCACCGGCAGTCGGTGACCCAGCGGTTGTGGTTGATGCGGGCGTAGGCCTGCTGCCCCAGGATGTAGCCGTCGGGCGGGGTCATGCGCCGCTGCTGGCGGTGCTCAGCCCACCGGAACACCCTTTGTGCTGGCGGAATCTGTGACCAGTCCTCGGGGCGGCGGGCGGCCGGCGGCAGGTAGAACGTCTCCGCCCGGATGACGGGGATGATGGGCACGGCGTCCCCTTTCAGTAGGCGAGGCGGGTCGTGGACCCGAGGACGGCATAGGTCGCGTCGTCCAGGACCCAGACGCTGTCGGTGGCCGACGCCGATGTGTGGAACTGGATGACGTGCGACTTGTCTTTGAGCGTCTCGGTGTAGCCCTCGACTGTCGCGCGCACGCTCGACGACGGCGCCTGTGACGGCATCGAGGTGACCGTGAAGTAGGAGCTGATGTCGGCGTCGAGGATGTCCAGGTAGGTGGACATCGTGTACGCCTCGATGACCGCCTCGCGCATCTCCGGCATGGGGTTGGCGTACCGGGACACCAGCCAGTACGCCGCGTCGAGCACACTGTTGTCGGAGGTCTTGATGACGTCGAGCTGCTGCGGATACTCGCCGAACGCCAGGACGCTGGCGGGCGCGGTGACCTTCTGCGTGGCGCCGCCCGGCCGCGAGGCCTCGACGGAGTTCACCATCTTCTGGTCGTCGTCTGCGTAGTTGCTGCCCGGCTCCAGATCGGCGTAGGCGATCGTGAAGACCTCGGTCGACGGGTCCGGGTTGTAGCGCAGGTCGCGGGACTGATAGGCGAGCCCGTAGAAGTCGCGCTCGGCGTACAGCTTCCCGCTCTCGGTGGACTCGACCTCCCGCATGCGCGCGACGACGCCAGTGCCGCCCGGTCCCTGTGAGGCGATCGCATCGTGCGTGGTGCCCAGGATCGTCACCGACGGGATGCCGGCATAGCGGGCCAGCCGCTGCATGCGGACGTCCGCGTCCTCGCCAGAGAAGCCCGAGGTCGCGGCCTGGTAGTGGGACGGTGAGATGGTCGCGCCGATGCTGCCGGTGACCGAGGTGACCGCGACGTGGGCGATCTGCCCGGAGAACAGCCTGGCCCCGCGATATCCGCCGATGTGCATCGTGCGCAGGCCGAACATGTCGACGACGCTGTTCGTGAACGAGCTGGCGACGCCGTCCACGTAGAGCTGCTTGGTGGGGTAGCCGTCGTGCACGACGTGATGCCAGGCCCCGTCGTTCAGGGCTGCCCCGCCCGAGGTGTACACGGTGAGCGTGCCGCCGCTGTCGGTGTGCTCGATGGTCAGGACACCGGACGCGTTCAGGGCGTAGACGATCTGGTGGTCGAGGCCCGGCTCGAACATGCCGAGGATCGCCCGGGACACCGTCGTCGTCTTGATCCAGAACTCGACGGTCTGCCAGTACGTGGTCGAGTCGGCCGCGAACTGCGCGCCGAGATCTCCCGTCAGGTACTTGCCCGCGCTGGCGCTGGCCGGGGTGAAGGTGACCGAGCTGTCGCCGGTGTCGGCGAGCCCGTCGGTGCCGAAGTCGAGCGTGCCGCCAGCGCTGACTTGGGTGACGGCGAGTGCCCCGCTTCCACGCCCCGACAGGTCGCCGGCCGCCAGGGATCCGGACGGTTCGGTGAGCGGGTAGTACGCGGACACGAAGTCGGTGACGCCCGGCACGTCCTGCGTGAGGATCTCGCAGGCGAGCATGCTCTTGAGAACGGGCAGCCGGTTGAGCCGCTTGAACAGGTCGGTGCACGAGATCCGCACCTTGCTGAGCAGGCCCTCCCACTCGATCGGGAACTCGTTGACCAGGCCGTAGAACCTGGGGCGCGCCTCGGCGCCGATCAGCTTCCACTCGATGTAGCCGGCCGTGCCGCCCGTGCGGGTGGTCGGGAAATCCACGGCGTGGGTCTGCGAGGTGACCCACGCCGGGGTGGCCAGGGTCCGGCGGGTCGTCCACTCCCAGCCGTCGCCGGACGTCTCCCAGTACACGGTGCCGCCGGACTCCCGTACCCGCAGCCACGCGTGGTCGATCGCGCTGTACGTGAGGTTGGTCGGGCCGCCGTCGGCGAATCCGGTCTGCGACTGGGCACTGATCACGCCCGTGCCCGCGTCGTACCGCCAGCCGATCCGCGTGCCCGACGTGGTCGAGGTGACCCACATCGAGGCCGCGCAGTTGCTGCTGCCGTTGAGCGCGGGCACCGCGGCGAGCTTGGCCGTCAGCTTGCTGCCCACCAGGTTCCACGTGCGGGCGCTGGTGAAGTTCGTGTCCACGCCCGGCGCCATGGGGATGCGCAGTCGGCTCTCGCTGGTCTCGACGGCCGGGCCGGTGTTCGTGGTCCACAGGGTGGAGTCGACGCGCTGGTCGTCGAACGCGTCGCCGAGCATGGCCATCGGGTACGGCGCCGACCCAGACCGCGTCGGCATCACGGCCTGCGAGATCCGGATCGGGGCGTTGCGCCGCACGAACGGGTAGTAGGGGCTGGAGCTGTTGCCCGGAGTGAAGCGCCCGTCCTGGTTGTCGAGACTCAGTGTCGCTGTGCCGGGCTGCGTCTCAGAGCGTTCGTCCGCGGCGCCCCGGGTGATGACGACGCCCGTTGTGTCGTCGGAGTAGGGGCTGATGTCCGTCCAGGTGATGGTGGACGGGAGCTGCACGAGACCGCCCCAGCCCACCTCTACGAGCACGGGCATGTGCTCACCCCCCGAGATTGAGTCGAACGGTCGCGCCCTGCGCGCGGCCGAACTGCAGGAGCACGCGCTGGATTTCGCGGCCGACGGCGACCGGGTCCATGGCCTGCTCGATGCGGACGTTGACGACCATGCCGCCAGCGCTGGCGCCCGGCACTGCGGCCCTGCCCGCTGGGATGGCGGCCCGTCCCGTCATCCGCCCGGCGACGACGTTCATCGCCCGGTCGATGTGAGGAATCCCCGAGATCAGGCCGACGGCGATACCGCGGGCCGTGTTGATGCCGTCGGGCTTCATCTTCGTGGCGGGCGACTTGATGCCGAGAGCTTCGCGCAGGGCGTGCTGCATGCTCTTGGCGATTTTGATCATGGTCTTCTTGAGGTCTGCCTCCTGGGAGAGGAGTCCCTTGAGGAAGCCCTTCGCGGAGTTCTTTCCGGAGTCGTACATCCGGTCGGCGCCGACCTGCCCGAGCGACGCCGTGCTCTTGTTGATCTGCGTTTCCAGCGAGTTGATCGAGGAGAACGTCGCCTTGTCCGCGCCGACCAGAGCGCTCGCGTAGGCGTAGCCCTGCTCCGGGCCCATGTTGAGGATCTGGTGCAAGAGGCTCTTGTTGAGGCCTCGCTTCGCGAGGATCCCGATGTACCGGGTGAGCTGCTGGATCTGGGCGAGCTTGCCCGCCAGCCCGCCCTTGATGCCACCGGCTGTGACCGAGTCGGCGTCCATGCCGAGGTTGGACAGGCCGGCGCTCTCGCGCGCTGCGTTGGTGACGCTGGACGCGAACTTCTTGGTCTCGGCGATTTTGGCCGCGATGGCGTCACGCTTCTTCGCCGTGTCCAGCAGCTTCGCTGTCTGCTTGTCGATCATCTTCAGGAGGCCGGACTCCTTCTTGCCGGAGAAAGCCGTCCTGACGTCGGTCGCGAGGTCCTTCGCCACCGACTTGATCTTGTCGCGGGAGCCGGTCAGACCGGTGATGAATCCCTTGGCCGTATCCTTGGCGAGGGCCTTCGTCTTCTTTGACGGAGAGGCGATCTCCAGTTCGCCCTTGATGCCGGTCGAGACGGCGGCCGCCATGGCGCGCGCGGCCGCGTCGACCCTGGACGTGGAGCCGGCCATGCCGGACATGAGGCCCTGCGCCACGGCAGCACCGGCGCCGGGCATGCCAGTCCCGCCGCCGAGGCGGTCGGCGTTGATGGCCTCGACCAGGCTGCGGTACTTCGCAGTCGAGCGAGCGTTGATCATGTACTCGCCGTTGGACGCCATGATCGGGATGCTGTCCGAGGTCCCGGTTCCCGGCCCTCTGATCGGACCGCCGCCGGGGAATCCGATCGGACCACCGGTGGCGTAGTTGCCGCCCTCGTGGAAGACGGTGCCCGCGTTCGACGTCTTCGTCTGCATGACGATGTAGGTGACGGCAGTCTTCCCGTCGATCTCATTCAGACGCCGCTGGGCGCGCGAGACCTCGTAGAGCAGGTTGGAGATGTCGCCCTTGACGGCCGCCTTCTTCGACGCCGGCACCGAGGCGAGCTTCTTCTTCGCCGCGGTGACCTTCGCCTCAAGGTCCTGGACGTCGCCCTTGAGCCGTGCAGTCTTGTCCGGCGTCCGCAGGATCTGGTCGGCGAGTGCCTTGGCCTCGGTCCTGGTCAGGCCCATCGCCCTGGCCGACTCGATCAACTTCTCGCGGCCGCGGGCGTAGATCCGGTTGGCGGCCTCCCATGAGCCGCCGGACTGCCGGGCCTGTGCCGCGGCTTCGTCGGTTTTCGCGGCCAGGTCGTTCAGTGCGGTCGCAGCCGCCTGCGCCTTCGGACTGTTGAGGTCCAGCTCCCCATTGACCATGTGGAGAGCGCCGTGGTTTTCCTTGGCCGCCTTCGCCGCGGCGTCGATGGACGCCTCGAATCCGATCATCCCGCCGATGCCGGCGCGTTGCGCGTCGTTGAGCGCCTGGATCGACTGCCGCAGACCGTCAGCAGACTGCTTCTGCGCGGCGAGTGCAGCCTGCGCCGATTGCGCCTGCTTGCCGAAAAGTCCCTGTGCCTCGGCCGCCAGGTCCTGCTCGAACTTGGCGTCGGCCAATGCCGACTTGTACGAGCTGAGGCGGCGCGTGAAGTCCGTGACGTCGTGGCCGCCCTTGCCGTACTCGGCCGACATGCGCTTCAGCGCCACCGCCGCAAGGTCCGCCTTGCCGCCACGCACCAGGGTGGTCAGACCCTTATCGATCGCGTCGAGCCGCTCCTTCGCCTCGTTGTGAGGCGTGGAGTCCGCGATGCCCAGCGAGAACACCTTGACCAGGCCCTGCTGGACCTTGTCCGTGGTGCTCGCGTCGGTGATGTTCCGGATGCCGTCGTACAGGCCATCGAGGTCCTTGCCGAAGAGCCTCGCCGCCTCGCCGGTCGCCTTGCCCGAGAGGGCCAGCTTGCCCAGTGACGTCGTCAGCTTGTCGACGTCCGGGGGCGCCTTCTTACCGATCTTCGCTAGGTTGACCATGGCGACCGCGAACAGGCCGATGCCGACCGCGGCAACGTTCATCTTGGCGCCGGTCGACAGCGTCCCGAACGCGCGCCGCAGCGAACCCATGGTCGTGGCGGATCCCAGCGCCGCCGTGCCCATGGTGCGCAGGGATGCGGACACCGCGGTGAAGCCGCCCGCCAGGAGCTGGAACCCGGAGCCTGCCAGCTTCACTGCCCGGATCGCGATGGCCGTCTGCATGAGCACGGTGACGAATCCCGGCGGCAGTGAGGCGACCAGCGAGGCCGCGGCGTTCGCGAGCTGGAGCACGCCCACACCGACACCGGATGCCGCCTGCAGCAGGTTGAGCGCGGCGGAGGCGACGTTCTTCAGCGTGTCTGCCAGGAGCGGGCCCTGGGCGCGGGCGTAGTCCATGAACTGCGTGAGCGCCCCGCCGGCCTTGCCCGTGTCGAGGGTGCGCATCAGGTGCACGAGTCCGTCGTTCGCGCGGCGCAGCGAACCAGTGGCGAACTCGGAGAACTTGTCCGAGAGCCGGTCGAAACCGGGGCTGGCCATGCTGCCGGCCGCGACGGTCATGAAGCGGTCCAGCTCGGTGGACGCGCCCTTCACCAGGGGGGTCAGCTTGGGCAGCATCGCCGAGGCGACAGCGATCCCCTTGGTGAAGACGGGCATGGTGTCCTTGGCCAGCCCGTCCGACCAGGCCGCGTACTGCTTCTTCAGGGTCGTCAGGGCCGCCGCCGCCTGGCGGGTGGCGGACGGCATCTTCTCGATCTGCTGCTGGAACTCTGCCTGCGCCGTGAGCGCCGCCTCGGACGTGGCACCTGACTTGGCGACGGCGTCCTCGTACTTCTTCTGCGCTTCGCTCGCATCCGACAGCGCGCCGATCTGCGGGATGACGGCCGCACCGAACGCGGCCACGGCAACGGCTGCCGCGCCGGCCTGCGCGGCCAGGGGCGCCAGCGCGGCGGCCGCCGGGATCGCACCGCTGGCGAGCAGCAGCTTCTTCTGCAGGTCGGCGGCCGAGTCGCCTGCCTTGTCCAGAACCTTGGACAGCCGGTCGCGGCCCTCCAGCGTGAACGTGAGTCGCGTGCTGGCCATCACTCACCCCCTGCTGTTTGGGCCTGCGCGGCCACGTGTCGGTCGACCCAGATGACGGCTTGGAGGAAGCGGGCGCGCGGCAGCGCTTCGAGCTCGGCGGGGCCGATGTGCAGGAGGTGGGCGATCAGGGGCCAGTACTCGTCGAGGAGGTCTCCGATGCGACGTCCGGCGAGGGAACCGGGGCCGGCGGCGGAGTGGCGGTGGCCGGGCCTTTTGGGGCCAGCTCCGCGAACGCCTTTTCGACGTCGGCCTCGTCGTGCGCCATGGTCCGCATGAAGCCGGTCATCCGCTCCACGACTTCGTCGGTGGCTTCCGGGTTCTTCACCAGAGCCTCGGCCATGTCGAGGATCTCCGGGTACTCCAGCCGGGCCTTGGTGCGCCGCTTCCAGCCGGGAAGGTCGAAGTCGGTGAACCGCAGCGTGGGCTGCTGCCGCTTACGGAACACCCACAGGACGGCGCGCATCGCGGTCGGCTGCTGCTGGCGCAGGGCGCTGTCGACGTCGTCCCAGTCCAGGCCGGTGGCGGACTCGATCACGGACGACTCGATCGCGGACAGGTCGTCGGTCGAGACCTCTTCGACGCTGCCGTCGTCGAGACGGTAGGAAACGATCACGGGTTGCTCCTGGTTATTCGAGGCGACGGCGGACGTCGTCGAGGACACGGGCGGCTTCGCGATCCATGCGGGGGCGGCCCTTGCGCACGGCGTTGTCCCACCACAGCGGGGTGGCGTTCTGCTGCACCCAGCGCTTGCGGTTGCCGTAGACGGGGTGTCGGACCCGCCCGGTGTTGAGGGCGGACGGCATCTTCCGCAGGTCTGGCGGTAGGCGCCCTTTGTCGACCCAGACGCGGGCGCCGGGGTTGCCCGACGTGCGGACGCTGATGCGGATCGCGTCGGCGATCGTGGCCCGCAGGGGGCGGGTTGTCGGGGACGGTCCGCCCGGCCGGCCGCGGCGCCCCTGCGAGCTGATGTCCAGCCCGCGGATCGCGGACTGCAGTTCGTCACGCAGGGGCTCCGCGGCGTGGCGCAGACGGCGCTGCATCGAGGCGCGGATGTTCTCGTGGCCCGCAGCCCGAAGGCGGCGCTGCAGCTCGATCAGGCTGCCGGTGTTGGTGATGCGGATGTCGGAGACCACGAGGTCACCTCACAGCGTGACGTCCGTGGACATGTACTCGATCTTCACCGGGTTCGTTCCGTCGTACAGGGCGGTGAAGTTGAAGGTGGGCCGGATGACATCGAAACCGTCGACGACCGGCGGGCCCTCGTCGAAGCGCACCGCGGGCAGGGTGATGCGGAACGTCTCGGCGTAGGTCGACGCGATGATCGGGCCGACGAACTCCCAGACGAGGGACGTCGCGCCGTCGCTGGTGTGCAGGTCGTCGAGGATCGTGTCGATGTAGTCCGTCTCCAGCGAACCAGTGATCTTCACCTGGTCGTTGGAGATGGGCTCCTTCTTCAGCCCGGCCTGGCCCGCGTAGAAACGCTCCGTCGCCTGCGGCCGCTCGATCTTCACGGACACCTTGCGGACGCCGTCGCGTGCCGTCTCCGAGGAATAGGTACCGGTCTTGACGGCCATCTGGCTGAAGTGGAACGGGCTCATGTTCGGGTAGGCGGCCGTCGCCAGCGTCTGTGCCTCGTCGCACGTCTTGCCGTCGAACTCGAACGACCCGGTGAGCATGCCGCCCACCTCGCACGCGAACTCCGCGCTGGTGACCTTACAGCCGAGGAACGTCTTGTCGGTGACGGTCCCGGTAGTGAGGGGCACCCCTTTCTGGATCGTCAGGCTCTTGCCTGCCGTGTCCGCGAGGGTATGCGTCTGCAGGTAGGCAGCGGTCGCCACCTGCTGCACGGGCGTGACCGTCGTCCCCATGAGCGCCTGCAGCAGGACACCCATGGACTTGTTGACGATCTCCAGGTCGATGGAGCCCTGCACCTCCTGGCGCGTCAGCACGCGCCGGGAGCTCAGCGCGAGCAGACGGCCGGCCGCGATGCCCGCGGACTGCGCCGTGGTCTTCTTGAGCGCCAGCGATTCCTTCGTGAACTCGATGAACTTGGCCGGCGCGACGAACGTGCCGTAGCTGCTCTCGGCGCTGATACCGAGCTGGGCACCGAGGCCCGAACCGATCGCCATCAGAGATCAGCTCCCTTCGCGGCGCGCGCCGCCTTCTTCGCCTCAGCCGTGGCCTTGAGGCCCGGCTCTTCGACGGACTCCCAGTTGGTGGGCTGGCAGACGTAGCCCTCGAACCTGTGGTCCGGAACCTCGACGACGGTGTCCGGCTCGACGAGCCGGTCCCCGAGCTCGGGCACGGTGACCGGGTCCGAGCCCACGTAGCGCACACGCGCCATGGCAGTACTCCTCTTCGGGTGGGTGGATCAGATACGGGCCCGGCAGGCCACGGTGAACTCGACGCCAACCTCGGCGCCTTCGCTCGCGGACTGCTGCACGTTGCCGGTGGTCAGGTGCGCCCACAGCACGGTGCCGTTCAAGGTCGGCGCCTCGGGCGCGGCGTCCGTGGCGCGCAATGCCTGCTCGACTTCGCCGACCAGGTCGAACGCGTCGGTGCGGCGGAAGGACATGTCCTTGTCGCCGCCGCGGGATTCGGCGTAGCAGGAGATGACGAACGTCTCGTCCCGCGTGCGGGCGCCCGCACTGCTGAAGTCCTGTGCCACCTCGACGGCCTGCTCGCTGTCCGGCGACCAGCCGATGTGGATGCGGCGCCGCTGGGTCAGGTTGACCGCCGTCGGCCCGTCGACGACGGCGACGTCCGCGAGGGCGGGCCGCGCCCGCAGGATCGTGAGCAGCGCGTCGATCGCGGCGGGCACGCGGGAGGTCTGCACTACGCCACCCCCGGCGGAACCTTGTACGGCTCCAGCAGTTGCAGGACCCGGTTGGGGATGGCGTAGCCCCAGCCCGGCACGGCCTCGGTGACGCTGAAGTCGTCGCCGCCGCCGACCCCGGACAGGCCGCGTGCCGCCCCGTACTGGGTGCGCCACAGGTGCTGCAGCAGGATGCGGGCGGCCAGGTTGATGGTGGGCGGGATCGTGCCGCGGCCGGCCGTGTAGAGCGCCGTCCACGGGCCCCCGGCGAAACTCCCCCCGTCCACCCGCCGGATGACGCCGGCGTCCCTGTCGAGCAGCAGGTCGGCGGTGACGAAGGCGACCCCGCCTGGCAGGAGCGGCGTGAGCGAGGCGACCGAGACGGCAGGCACCTGCGTGACACAGATCGTGTATCCGCGGCCGTCGACGGTCTCGGACACCTCGCGGTTCTCGACGGGCCCCACGTGCCGCTCGATCGGCGCGGTGAGTGCGTCGATGTACACCTGCAGCTCGGCGTCGTCACCGGTCCCGCTGATGTCGAGCTGCGCCTTCGCCTCGACCAGCGTCAGCAGGGCCATGCCGCCCCCCTCAGCTCTTGGCGCCGCGAGCGGTGCGCCGCGGCTTCGACTCGACCGCGGTCTCCTCCGGGCCGACGCCCCAGCGCTCCAGCTCGGCATCCACTGCCGCCACGCGGTCCTCGCGGCCGTAGGTGACGTAACTCGCGCGCTCGCGCCGCAGGGACGCGATGTACGCCTCGTCGGGCGTGGGCACCTCGGTCGTGACCGTCTCGCCGGTCCGGACGTTGGTGGCGTTTTCCTGCTCGGGCATGTCGTGTCTCCTTTCGGGCCCGGGCCGGACAGCAGCAGCCATCCGGCCCGAGGAGCCGTCAGAACGTCGGGGTGATCAGGCCGGTGCCGGAGATGACCGCGATGGCCTTCGGGTAGCGCGAGGCGTGCAGGGCCGCGTAGTTGTAGAACCGCAGCAGCACGCTGAGCTGGTCCGCCTTCGTCTCGCGGAACGCCTCGGCCTGCGGGGTGCCCTCGAAGAAGATGACGTCCGTCGACCGCAGGATGATGATGCGGTCCTCGTTGGTACCCGCTCCCAAGTTCACCGGGATGTTCGGGTCGACGTACACGGGCAGGCCCTGCAGCGTGCCGACGAACCCCTCGGAGGCGACGGCACCCATGGCGGCGAGGACGTTCTGCGGCATGTTCGTCGACGGAACGACCAGCGGCCGGCCGGCGGTGTCGACCGCGGCGGTGAACCAGGCCCACCGGCGGGGCGCCATGAAGATCTTGTCCCCGGGCAGGAAGCGGCCGGTGTGGATCTGCTGGATCGCGTCGGCGACCTTCGGGTACAGCTCGGCGGTGGTCGGCGTCGCGTCGGTGTAGGTCACCGCGTTGAGGCCGGACACGTTGAGCAGGCCGACCTTGTTGGCCGCGTTGTTGTTGATGACGAAGGTGTCGGCCTTCACCGCGTAGTCCGCGGCCAGGTCCGCCAGCAGGATCTGGTCCATGTTGATCGGCGACTGGTCCAGGAGCTGCTGGGCGACGACCTGCTGCCCGGCGATCGTGGTCACGTTGGCGGTCACCGAGTTGGTGGTCGCGTCGGTGTTCTGCACCGCCGTGTTCTGCGTGGTCTGCTCCGCCACCGCGGTGCCGGTCGCCACCCGCGGCAGGCTGATCGCGTCGGTGCCCGTGGGCAGTCCCATCGGGCGGACCTGGTCGGCGACCACACGGCCGCCGCGAGCCAGCGCGATGTAATCGTTGATCATCCACAGCGGCGGGACGAACTCGCCGCCGGCGCCGTCCGTCGTGGTCAGGGCGCGGGCCTCCATGCCCTCCAAGGCCTGCTCGGCGCCGCGGGCGATCCGCTCCACGTGGTCCTGGACCTCGCGGTCGTTGCGGGACAGCCGCTCGATGGACGACGTGTCGCCCTTCATCTGGGCGCGGAACAGGTCGCGGAAGTACGACGTCTGCCCGCCCTTGCGGTAGGTCTCCGGCTCCGAGACGACGGTCACCCGCTCGCGGCGCTCGCCGGTCTGGCGGTGCTCGGCGAGGATCTGGGCCGCGCGCTGCTCGCGCTGCTCGTCCTTCTCCAGGTCGGCGATCCTCTCGCGGAACGCCTCGATCTCGGTGTCCTTCGACTTGAGCGCCTCGCGCTTCTCGCCGAACGTCTTGGCCTCGTCGTCGGACAGGTCCCGGCTCTCGGCCTTCGGTGCCGCGAGGATGCCGTCCATCTCGGACTTCAGCGCGGCCCGGGCTTCGAGCGCGGCTGTCATCTGCTTGCGCAGGTAGGCGAGCATGGCTCGCTCCCTTCATGGGTGTTGGGATGGGTCGCGCCCGCGTAGCCGTCCGGGTGGTGATCCAGGTGGTGGCGCTCGTGCGGGCATGCCGCAGGGCGCTCCGGCGTGGACTCCGGCGCGTCAGGTGGTGCAGGCGGATATCGGCTCAGGCCAGCAGGTCGGCCTCAGCCAGGTACAGGGACAGCGGGTGCCGGGCCGCCGCGGGGGCGGGCTCCAGGCGCCGCTGCAGACGCTCGTACAGCGCCCGGGCGTCCGCCTCGTCGAGGCGGTCGAAGTCGGCGGAGCGCATCGCCCCGACGGTGGTGGCGGGGTTCGCTCCGAAATTGACGACGCTGACATCTCCGCGATGCAGGTCGACTTCGAGGATGTCGCGCTGGTCGTAGTCCGGCGACCACTGCTGGCGCGTCACCCTGAAGGCGAAGCTCATCTCGTCGACACTGCCCTCTTCGAGGGCGGCCAGCATGTCGCCGACGTCGGAGCGCTTCGTCGAGACGTCCGCCTCCATGTGCAGGCCCGTGGTGTCCTCCGACAGGCGCAGGCTGCCGGCCTTCGTGTACGCCATCGCCAGGCCGCCGTGGTTGAGCAGCAACTGCACCTGCGGGTTCTCCGCCAGAGTTTTGGCGAACGCGCCCGTGCGGACGACCTCGCTGTACGGGCCCAGCCAGTCCCACATCTCGAACGGGGCTTCGGTGACCGAGGCGTAGCCCTCGACCGTCGAGATGCCGGACGCGCCCTTCTTGGCGCGGATTTCGAGCTGCACGGGGAACGCGCGCCGCTCGGTACCGGACGGCTTCGCCCGGTCGCTCTTGACGCTCACGGCGTCCTCCCTTTCACTGTCCGTTCTCTTCTGGCTTCGCGGTGGTCAGCGGGAGCACGACGTCGCCGCCGGGCAGGGGGGCCTGGTCCTCGTTGTCTCGCACCTCGTTGGGTACGGCGAACTGGTTGCGCAGGGCGATGGCGTGCGCGCGGTAGCGGGTCAGCAGGTCGGTACGGGCCAGCGCGGCACGGTTGATCTTCACGTACTGGCCGCGCGGCAGCATCGACGTCCACATCCGCTCGGTGCGCACCAGCCACCGGTCTAGCGCGTAGGTCAGCAGGTCGAGGCTGCGCTGCTCGACGTTGGCGTAGGTCATGGATCCGCCGGTCTCATAGCCGAGGATCTCCGGCATGCCCGGCCCGTAGATCCGCGCGCACTCGGCCGCCGTGTACTTCTGCGTCTCCAGGAACTGGGACTCCTCCGGGGCCACGGAGACGGCCTGGAACTTCCAGCCCTGCCCCAGCACGAGCGGCTCCCGGGAGCCGCGCAGCGCGGCCATGAACCGCTGCTTCGCCACGGCCGCCTGCTTCGGGTCCAGGGGCTGCTCGTTGGTCAGCAGCCCCGACGGGGTGCCGCCCTCCTCGAAGAACTGCTGGCCGAACTTCGCGGCCGCCAGGCCCTGCCCGATCGTCGACGCGTGGTGTGCCACCGGCGACAGCCCCAGCAGTCGGCCGGGAATCGTGTACGCCCGCTGGTGCCACATGTCCGCGGCGGCGTCGGCGTCGAGCGTCTCGCCACAGACCCGCCACCGGGCCACCCCGCTGGCCGGGTCCCGCCAGCCCTGCACTTCGTCGGGGTGGTAGAGGACGACCTGCGTAGGGTTCGCCATCCGGTCGCGGTCGGCGACCTTGCCGTAGGTGTTGCCGCGCAGCAGCACCGACATCATGTACTGGTACGTCCAGTCGCCCAGCCCGTAGCCGTCGCCCGCCGGGTCCTCCAGCAGCGGAGGCTTAGGCAGCTCCTTGCGGGCCGCTCCCGTGCCCTCGTACACGTCGACCGGCAGCGTGGACACGAGGGACGCGACCAGGTCCGTGGCCGCCCACACAGCGACCTTCTGCAGGCTCGCCTCGGCGTGCGACAGGTTGATGCTCGCGAACGTCGAGCCCAGCATGGACGGCCGGGGAATCGGTGGCTCGGCGAACGGCGACCGCCGCTCGCGTCGGCTGAAGAACAGACTCACCTCGACCTCCAGTCCGCGATCAGGCAGAACACGCCAGCGACCGCCAGCCCCGCAGGTACGTAGATGAGCCATGCCGCCGCCGACAGCAGCAGCGCACCAGCCGCGCCGGGCAGATGCCGCAGCGACCAGCCGGCCGCCGTCGCCAAGGCGCCCACGACCTTCGCCCTGGTCATACGGGCCCCTCTCACAGGATGTTGTCCATCGGGTCGACTGCGTCCTCGACGTCTGCGCCGAGGCCCCACTTGGCGAAGGTCGCGGCCACCAGCGGGCTGATATCGACGCCCACGCCGCGGCGGGCCCACGCCCACGCGTCGCCGAGCGGCCGCTTCTGCGCGCCCGCCAGTGCGGTCGCCAGCGGCGCCTGGTCGAGGTGGCTGAGTGTCTGTTCGGTGACTGCGTCGTAGAACTGGCCGCACGAGTTGGCTACGTCGCGGGCCTTCGGCTTGACCACCTCGACGCCGAGTCCGTTCTCCTCGTCCTCAAGGTCGGGGATCAACGACCCGGCCGGCCCGCCCGGGTCGACCACCCAGCACCGCGGCTTCCACTTCCGGTGCAGCTCCTTGGCCCGCTCCAGGATCCAGCCGGTGCCCGGCCGGTGGTCGACCACCTCGACGTGCGCGCCGCCCCGCCAGCGGCCCGCCACGGCGATCGCCGCGTGCGAGCGCTCCGGGGTCATGTCGATCGCGAAGACCACCTGACCCTCAGCGGTGGACTCGGCGGCCGCCAGCGCCCGCCACACGTCCTCGCCGATGACCTGCCACGTGTCGGCCGTATCCGACGGATACACGCCCACACCCAGCCGCTCACGGGAGAACAGCGTGTCGCCCAGCGTGAGCCGTTCGTTCGCCGACTTCTCCAGCGTCAGCCGGTAGCCCACCGCCGGATTCGACTTCAGGATCGACTCCGGGTCCGCGACGTCGTCGTGCTCCGTGCAGGCTTGCCCGCACTCGTCGCGGTGCTCGTTGATGGACCACTCGAAGTAGGCGAGGGTGGGATCCGGTACACCCGTCTCGGCGGCCGCCAGGGCGCGGCGCCTTACCCGCCCTAGCTGTACGGACTGGTGGCCGATGCCAGCGCTCCCCAGATACCAGGTCTGCGGGTTGGCAACCGCGGCGAGGGTCGGCGCGAGCGCCGCCATGGCGTCATCGCCCAGGATCATGTCTTCGTCGAGGATCACGCAGTCCGCAGTGAAGCCACGGCCGGACCCGCCGGAGCGCGCGATGAACCGCAGCTCCTGCCCGGAGTGCAGCTCGATCGCCTCGTCACCCACCGTCTTCCGGTAGATCTTCACGCGTTTGTGCAGGTCAGGGCATGCGCGGATCAGGTTTTCGATCCGCTTGTACGCGTTCTTCGCCGTCTTGAACTCATGGGCGCTGTGCAGGATCAGCCGCTCGCCGCCGATGAACAGGCCCCACAACTCGCGGGCCTCGATGATCCCGCCCTTACCGTTCTGCCGCGGGACGTTGACGCACACCTCGGGCGCCGCCCAGTTGCCGTCGGCGCGCTCGCCCATTCCCTGGTCGAGGACGTGCTGCTGCCACGGGTCGAGCTTCAGACCGGCCCGGGCCGCCAAGTCGACGGCTTCCTGCCCTGCGCTCGACAGCGCGGTGCCCGGCACGGTGAAGACGCGGGGGCGCTGGTGGCCATACGCGGGGCCGTCAGCCACCGACTGCCTGCTCTGCTGCCGCTGCTCGGCGCTTCTTTCGCTGCTCAGCAATGTCATCGACGGTGTCCCCCTTCTCCCCGACGGGGGCGAGCTTGCGGAGGTCGGCCATGATCGAGCGGAGCTCGCGGGCGGCGACGGCCTTGGCGGTGGGGGCGTCCGTTCCGTCGATGGCCTGCGCGAGGTCGAGGGCGACGGCCGCCATGCCGGGCGCCGTCTCGTCGGCGTGGAGATCTTCGAGCTCGGCGGTGATCTTGTCGGCGACGCTCATGGGCACCCCCGCTAATTCACTCGAACCGAGTTCGCGGAAATAGCGCGGTCACAGAGGGTGATGTCACGGAGGGTGAAGCCACTAATGTGACCCAACTCAGTTCGCGTGAATAGGCTTTCAAAATCGCCGCGCAAAAAATCGGGCGAGAAGGGCGTTTGGGTCGCCCGGGAAGGCCACCAAAAAGGGGCCGGGCTCGCTTCGTTGATCATGGTCACCACGCGCGGGACGCCTGCGGCATCGCCTCGGCCGGCCGCCCGCGCCGGGCGTTGTACCACCGGGTGACGACCCGTTCCATCTCGGGCTGTCGCATGGCCTTGACCCTCTGCATGACGATCTCTCGCCCGGGGTCCACGGTGATGATGCGGGCCTCCAGCCTCTTGTACTTCGCGAGCGCCTTGGCGCTGGGCTGAGTGTGGATCAGGTACACGTCGACCTTGTCGAGGTGCTGACATGCCTCGTCGATGGCTGCGTACCGGGCTCGGTGCACGACCCGGGTCAGCACCTCGGTGTGGCTGTGGTGGTCAGCGCCGGGGCCAGCCATGGCCAGTGCCATCAGGTCCAGGTCGATGACGATGTCACGCGCTGTCGCGTGCGCCTGGATCCAGCTCGACTTGCCCGCGGCCGGGGGGCCGGTGACGACGTACAGCACTGCGCGTCACCACCGCCGCGACGTGCGGGCGCGCTGCCGGGGCGCGGTGGTGCGGTTGCCGCGGGCGCTGTTGCACCGCCGGTGTGCGCTCCGGGCGTTGGCGGGGTCGAGGAGGGATCCGCCTCGGCTGAGGGGTACGAGGTGGTCGAGGGTGAAGGCGAGCGGGTGCCGGCGGCCGTCGACGCCGGACGGGATGTTGTGGCCGCAGATCCAGCAGGGGAGGCCGAGGGCCTTCTGTGCGGCGACGAGGCGGCGATAGGGGCGCCCGTTGCGGATGTCGGCCACGGGCGCCTCCTGGTCTGTCTATGCGTCGCCGAGGACGTCGTCGCGTGCGGCCTGGGCCTTGCGGTTGAGGGCGCCGGTCATGCGGAACAGGGCGACGGTGAGAGCGCCGAAGACGGCGACGAGCAGCACCTGCGTGATCACGCTGACGATGTGGACGTCCTGGGTCGCGATGGCGATGGCGAGGGCGATGAAGTTACCGGTGGCCCAGGCGAACCACAGCCTGAGCTTCTCGACGCGGACGGCTGTCTGTACCTCGCGGTAGGTGGCCATGGTCCCCCCAAGGGCGTGCTGTGGCTGAGGGGGCATCATCCGCCCTGCGGGCGGCCTGCGTGACCGCTGTGTCCGTCTCGTGACCAGGTCCGCCTCAGACCCTGGGCGGCCAGGCCCACGTGCCGGGCTCGTCGCCCTCGTGGCGGGAGGTGGCCCAATGGCTGTCGGGCCCGTCGAGCAGGACGTGGAGGTTCAGCGCCTCGTCACCGTATGACGCGACGACGATGGCCGGGTACGCCTGACCAGGCTGCGGCGTGTTGCCGGTGATGCTGTCGTGGCTGCGCTGCTGCCGGATGTGGCGGGCGTCGTCCTCGGTGAGCCTGTACAGGACGACCCGGCCGATGGTGGGCAGTGGCATGGCTTCCTCCGGGGTGCGCGTCTTGCACGGCGGCGGCCCGGGGTTCAGGTCCTCCGGGGCGCCGCCGTGAGTCTGAGGCCGGTCAGAGCCGGCGGATCTCGAAGGCGAGGGCGAGACGGGCCAGCCGGGCGCGCTCTTGCACCTCGATCGGGAGCGGAACCGTCGAGGGGGCACAGGAGCCCTTCAGGCACGCGGGCGCTCCGTCGGAGACGTAGTGGACGTGCTTGCCCTGCTTGGCGAGCAGGTGGGCGGCCTCGGCGGCGCTCCGGGGCGCCTGGGCTGTGGCGGGCATGGCGCCTCCGGGTACGACAAAGGCCCCGCTGGTGGGCGGGGCCTCGGTGTCTGTGATGCCCATGTGCGGGCATAGCTGTACGCGGAGATCGTCACACAGTGTTTGACCTGGGGTCAAGCGGTGACGCGCTGTTGCCTCTTGAGGGCCAGCGCGGTGACGTCCGGGACCGCGAAGTACGGGTAGCGCTCGGTACCGCCGGAGCGCTTGAGCTGGCCACGGTAGACGAGGTTCCGGAGGGCCCCAGCGCTGACGCCGAGAGCCTGGCGGGTTTGCTCGGCGGTCAGGTGGCCGGGGCGGATGATCTGTGGCTCCATGCCTCCATGATGCGCCTGCGGTGTCGCTCCCGGGCGCGGTCTCGGGGGCCGGTTGCGGGGGTGTTAGAGGCCGCTCGCGGCAGGGCCGAAACTCGAAACCTCGCAGCCCAGGACCGATATCGGGGGCGAAACCGGTTTCGGATCAAGGCGAAACCGCGTCCTTGATCCGAAACCGGCTGGAGGGCCCTACTCGGCGTCCTCGGCGGCGGGCAGATCCTCGTAGCGGAGGCCCTTGGCGCCGCCGCAGCAGTCGCGGATCGTGAGCTGCCGTGTGGAGACCTTGTGGGGCTTCAGCGCGGCCGACAGGGCCGTGGATGCCCCGGCGGCGTCGAGCTCGGTCCACGGGCGGTACAAGTCGGCCCGGTACGCGGCGAGGGCCTCGACGAGCCGGTGGGAGTGGACCGTCTCGACTCCGTCCGGCCAGATGGCACGCAGGTGGTCGAGGACCGTCTCGACGTCGTGTTCCTCGATCTGAGCGCCGACGGCCTGCCCGGTGAGGGTGCCGGCGGCCGTGCGCAGCGCGAGGGCGCGAGCGGCGATGTCCTCGGCCTCGGTCTGCTTGATGAATGCGGCACGGACGGTGATGCCCTCGCGGCCGCGGGCGAGGATGCCGGTTCCCTGCTCGTCGACGGAGATGTCGGTGGCGCGGAGGCCGCGGTCGTAGGCACCGGTGCCTAGGACGTTGTTGTTGGCCCGCCAGTCCATGACGGCGAGGCACAGGCGGGTGCCGACGCTGCTGGAGACGGAGCTGGGCAGGCTGGGGGCGTCCGGGTTCTGGGTGAGCAGGATGAGGATGAGGCCGTAGGCGCGGCCCTTCTTGATCAGGCGGGTGGCGAGGGCGGCGGCCTCCTCCTTGTAGTCGGGGTGGGTAAAGAGCTCCTGCACCTCGTCGATGACGATGACGCGGGGGCCGAGCTGCTGCTCGGGGTACTTCTCGGCGAGCGCCCGGGTGACCTTGCGTCCCTCGGGGACCTCGGAGGCGGGCAGGGAACGGACGAACGCGGCGCGGCGCTGGTACTCGGCGATGCCGGAGCGCATGCCGCCGAGGGCGGCCTCCAGGTCGGGCTCGTCGTCGCCGGTGACGTAGCGATGGCAGATGGGCTTGACGGAGTCGAGGTCGCCGGAGCCCTTGAGCTCGTAGATCCAGAGCTCGGCGGTGGGGTCGAGGGCGACGCCGAGGACGATGGCGAGCGCGCACGACGTCTTGCCGCTGCCCGGGATGCCTCCGACCAGCAGGTTCGAGTACATGAGGGTGATCTCGACGAGGTTGCCGCGCGGGTCGAAGCCGTAGGGCAGGGGCTGGTAGACGTCGGCCTGGCCCTCGCGCATGAGCGGCCAGAGCTTCCGGCCGGCCTTGGCGGGGTCTCGCTGGGCGACCCACAGGACCAGGCGGCCCGGGTGAGCGGTGCGGTCGGCCTCGGGCCACACGGTGCTGATGGGGCGGCGCATGGCGGCGGCAAGCGCGGCCCGCTTCTCCAGGACGGCGGTGGCTTCGATGCCCGGGGGCAGGTCAACCTCGGCGCGCCAGCCGGGCCCGTCGCGCATGACCTCGGCGGCGAACTCCACACCCTTGCGACCCTTCTTGCCCTCGATGCCGATGGCGGCGAGCGCGTCGAACACCTCGGTGGAGTCGAGGCGGCGGAGCACGTTGGTGGCGACGTACCGGGTGATGAGCGCCTTGTCGCCTTTCTTGCCGTTCAGGCCAGCCAGGGCGGCGACGCCGACGTACGCGGCGAGCGTCCAGCCGGGCACGAGGAACGCGCTGACGAGCGTGGTGATGCCGGTGGCGGTGGCGACGGCGAGGGAGGCGACGCGGCGGGGCCGGACGCGGCGGGAGTGCTCGCGGCACAGGTCCAACCACGCTTCGATGTCGGCGGTCGTCGCGGCCTTGGCCCGGACCGGGCGAGCCTCGGTGTCGGCGACCCACTTACCCCAGCGCACGATGAGCCGGCCGGTGCCGCGCGGGCCGCGCAGGAGCAGCCGTCCGAAGTAGACGGGGACGCGGAGCGCGTGGAAGGCGGAGACATGTCCGTAGTAGGACGCTGTCCATCGGACGGCGTCCTTGAAGGCGTCCCAGCGGCGCAGCGCGGGAGGGACGATGGGTGGGGCGTCGGCGAGGTAGGCCCGCCGTTCCGCGATCCATGTGCCGTCGGGGGCGGCCTCGGGGCGGTCGACGGGACGCGGCTCGGCGTTCTGGATGATGTCGAGGACGGTCTGCCGGGCGGCGGCGTCCTCGGTGTCCTGGGGGGCGTCCTGTAGCGGCTTGATCAGGCTGTCGGTCATGCTGGTGACTCCGGTTGCTCGATGGGTGGTCGGACGCCCGGGGACGGCGGCTGCTTGGCGGTAGGACGCCGTCCCCGGGGCGCTGCTATCGGTAGCGGCGGAGCTCGCTCTCGATGCGGCGGGCGGTCTGCTCGTGGTCGTGCATCTTGCGGCGGGCGTCCGCGCGTTCCTTGCCGCTGCTGGTGCGCATGGTGACCCGGGCGCTGGCGGCGTCCCGGCGGGCCTGGCTGAGACGGCGCTCCAGCTCGGCGACCTCGGTCCGACCGCGCTCCTCGGCCCGCTCGGTGATCCGCTCGGCCTCGCGCTTGAGCCGGTCGTCGATGGTGTCGGCGTGGCGGTCCCCGGCGAGGGACTGCTTAGCGGCCTTGAGGGTGAGCCAGGCGAGGCGGCGCTTCTCGCGGCCGGTGTACGAGGCAGGCATGGTTACTTCCCCTTCTTGATGTCGCCCCAGATGGAGCGGAGGACGAGTGCGAGGATGGCGACGGAGATGCCGCAGATGGCGATGGCGATGGAGGCGAACGCGATGCCCACGCCACCGACGCAGACGGCGGCGCCGATGCCCAGCCACTCGCTGGCGCTGCGGCCTTGACTGTGCGTCTGCTGGCACGCGGGGAGCTGGGCGGCCGGCTGCTGCTGGGCGAGGCGGGCCAGCTCGACCGCGGCGAGCGCGACCTGTACGGCGGCGCTGTTGACGGCAGCGTCGGACGCGGCCTTCTCGGCCTTGGCGAGGGCGTCGCTCACTTCCACCACCTCCGGATGCGGCGGGCGAGGCGCGGCCACGTGTAGAGGCCGACGGCGAACGCAATGACGGGGGGCTGTGTGGCGATGGCGGTCCCGACCGTTACGGCCAGGCCGAACAGGGGCGGGACGGCGACGAGCAGGGCGAGCAGGAGGCCGAACAGGGTGCGCATCATGCTGTGACCGCCTGTCGCTCGGGGAGCTGGTCGGGGTGGAAGAGGTTGCGTCCCGAGGGCGTCTTGCTGTGGACGGTGAGGCGTCCGAGCGCGACCCAGGAGCGGACCGTGGACTGCTCGATGAGGTAGTGCTGGGCGACCTGAGCGGACGTCATGAGGGGCGGCTCGGGCGGCGGTCCGTCCTCGGTGTCCTCGGCGTCCTGGCCCGTCCCGGGCGGGAGCTGGGGCGTCTTGTCGACGTCCTGCCGGTCGTCCCGCTCCAGGGTCACGGTGGGCCCGGGAACGGAGACGAGGGGTAGCAGTCGGACGCCGGGCGGGACGACCACCCGAACGGGCGGGACACTCAGGACGGCCGGGGGCGGCGGGGCGTCCTGGGCGAGACGCGCGTGGAGCTGGCGCATGAGCGCGCCGAAGGCCACGAGGGCGGCGGACGGCGGGACGGCCGCGACGACGTACTCCATGGGGTCGGCGCCGTACCCGACGCCGGCCACGTTGAGGGCGATGGATCCGAGGGACCCGAACGCGGCGAGGGCGACGGCCCACCAGTCCATGCCGTGGCGGCCGAGGGAGGCGCGGAGCATGAGCAGCTCGCCCGCGACGATGAACAGGTCGACGGTGGCGGGCCATGCCCAGGCACGGGCGTCGTCGAGGCCGTTGCCGTCGGCGATGTCGTGCAGGTGCTCGTACGACAGCCAGAACGCGGCGGCCGTGAGCAGCACGGTGACGGTGGCGGCTCCGAAGGCGAGGCCATCACGGGCGGTGGGTCGATTCACAGGGACGCACCGCCGTACCGGGCTGGCTCGCAGATGACGCAGACGTGTTCGGCGCTGCCGTCGTGGCAGTTGTCGATGCACTGGCGGCACCAGGGCGTGTCTCCGTGCCGGGCATGGCCGTCGAAGCGACGGTCGGCCGGGTCGAACGGCTTGTGGCAGCGGGCGCACAGGTTCTTGGCGCGCTCGTCGGCGTCGGCCTGCTCGGCAGCGAGCTTGCTGCGAAGGAAGTCGGCGTTCCAGGAGAGGTCTGCGGGAGTCTCGTCGAGAGCGGCGCGGACGACGCACTGGGCGTACGCGGCGCGGGCGAGGATCCGCTGGTCGTAGTTGTGCGCGTGGTACGGCAGCGTGAGCGCTTCGGCTGCGGCTTCGAGGAGCTGGCGAAGGCCGTGGCTCTCCGCAGTGGGGTCGGTGGTCACCGGACCACCGCCTTGCGGATGCTGCTGCCGGTGACGCCGACCTCGGTGACGCGCACGGTGATGGTGCGGTCCGGGGTCCGGCGGATGATGCCCGCGGCGACGATGCGCCGACCGGGGGCGATAGGGTTCCGCTGGGTCATGAGGAGCTTCCGTCTCTCTCGTGATCAAGTGGTGCCCCGGACGGGCGGTAGGGTCGCCTGCTCCGGGGTTG